CAGCAAAGTCCTTATCCTGGGAAACTGCCGGATGGCGTTTCGTGGCAGTACGCAAGTGGAAAAACTATCCATCAGATTTCAGATGGAAGATATGGATGGTTTTATCAGGACGACAATGGCGATTGGTGGTTTACAGAGGGAATGCCAAGCCGACCATTTATGTATCTGACCGCAAATGAGTTGCGGCAGATTGTTACACAGACAGCGAAGGAGGTGTTTGGATAATGAAGTACAGGAAAAAACCGGTAGTAATTGAAGCATTTCAGTATGACGGCGATTTAAAGGATAAAGACGGTAATTGGTACGTGCCGAAATGGGCGTCAGAAGCATTTAAAAAAGGCGTTTTGTTTTACCAGAATCCGATTTCAGAAGACGCGCCGCCATGCGAACTTTACATTAAGACGCTTGAAGGAAACCATCATGTTACTGTTGGAGATTATATTATCCGCGGTGTAAGTGGAGAATTATATCCATGCAAGCCGGATATTTTCAAAAAAACATATGAGGTGGTTAAATAATGGCAGACAACCAGTGGGTATTTGACCTTGAAACAAACATTTTTTCCAATGTTGTAACGATTGCAAAACCAAAACTCCAGAAGAAATACAAAAGCATGAATTTTGACACTGCATTTACAACGGTTGAAAAGAACCTGGATAAAGACCCTGTTTTCCCGACTATTTATATCCATGAGATGCCGGGGCTTGAACGTGGGGCAGATTTAGAGGGAACATCCGTAAATGCGGTGCAGGAAACAATACAGGTTGACGTCATTACAAACACAAAGCAGAGCGATGCAAAAGGGATTATGGCTGTTTTAGCTGATGCCTTTAAACAGATGCGATTTCAAATCACAGCAATGCCGGAGTTTAAAAACGACAGCGAAAAAAAATTTAGAAGCGTTGCAAGGTTCCGGCGGATAATCGGAGCCAACGACAGATTGATGTAAAAGAGCCGAAAGGCTCTATTTTTTATGCACCGGGCGCAAAGAGATGCGTCTGATAACCGCATTATTTAGCGGTAGAAAGAGAGGTAAAAATGGCAGCAGCAGGATTGTCTACGTTAGGAATTACTTTTGGCTATGGCACAGAAGCGACAGCCGGAACAAAGCCTACATCGTTTAAACAACTCACAAGAATTAACTCGATTGGCGGTATTAACATTGAGCCGGAACAGATCGACGCATCCGCTTTAGAGGATGCAATTACCAGATATGTAAAGGGGCGCGCAGATACAGGCGGTTCATTCCCTATCACGGTAAACCTTACAGACGCCACAAAAGAAGAGTGGGAAGCACTTATCACGGCGTACAAAGCGCTTACCGATGGGAAAAGAATGTGGTTTGAAACCATTATTCCTGGATTTGCAGATGCGTTTTTTGTGGTTGCGCAGCCACCGGAGCAGATACCGCAGCCGGAAATTGGTCAGAATGAGCTTTTGACGGTTGAAATGAACCTTACCATTGAGGAATACAAGGGAATGGACACGGCCGTGGCGTTTACACCGGGGGAATAACACGTCAGTCGAATAGTTCGGTTGAATCGGCTGACGATAATCAGACAACCGAATCGGAACTTGAGGGAACAGTTTAAAAGAATAGGGCGGTCTTCGGACTGCCCTTTCCCTATATGAGAGGGAGAAAGGGAAAGAAAATGACAAAATTAAAGCTTGGAGAGAAAGAGTTACAGATCAAATTCGGATATGAAGCAACCGTGAAAAGCGGAATTATCAAGAAAGTAGCAAAATTAGACCAGATGAAAAATATTGAAGCGGTTGACGAAATCCTTTTATTTATTCCGGAGTTAATCCTTGTAGGCGCGCAGAAGTTTCACAAAGAGGAGCTTGGATACAACTTGGAAACTGAAGAAGAAAAGGAACAGCAGCTTGGAAAAGTATATGCCATGCTGGATGACTACTTTGACGGAGAAGATGCAGATGTTCATGCACTTTACAATGCACTTTTAACAGAGTTACTTGAAAACGGTTTTTTATCAAAACTGCTCAAAGCAGAGCAGAAAGAAGCGGAGAAGAAAACTCCGAGGAAAAAGTAGAAGAACAGAGAGAACTTACATGGGAAACGTATTGCACGGAAATTCGCCCATTCTGGCTTTTAGTCACTAAAGGGTATGGATTTACCGTGTGTGATATAGACGCGTCTTGCCCGGCTGATTTACAGCCTTATGCGGATGCTTACAACTTAGATAAAAAGCAAAGAGACAATGAGATGTGGATGTGGTTTGGAACATACGGATTGTCTGCGGTATCGGTGGCAGTAGAACATTGTCTTGCTGGTAAAAAAGCTAAATCAAAGTATGTAGACAAGCCTATCACAGAGCATAGTTTGTTAAACGATTCTGAAATGACAGAAGAGGAAATTCAGAAACAAAGAGAATTATTTGTGGCAAAACTCAAAATTAAGCAATCAAATTATGAGTTGAGCCACCCAAAGAAAGAAGAGGTGCCACATGAAAATTAAAGGTATTGATGTTTCCGGTTACAATGGAAATATTAACTGGTCAAAAGTAGCAGAGAACGGCGTTGAATTTGCCATTTTGAAAGTAATCCGAAAAGATTTGCAGCCGGACAAGTATTTTGAAGCAAACTGGACGGGAGCAACAGAAGCTGGCGTTCCAGTGCAGGGCGTATATAATTACAGCTACGCAACCAACGCAGAAAAAGCGCGGACCGATGCGCAAAGAGTGATCGAAGTTCTTTCCGGAAGAAATGTGATGGTATGGCTGGACGTAGAGGATAAGTGCCAGCAGAATATTGGTGATAAGATTGTCTCTATTATCAATGAATATCAGAAGATCATTGAAGCCGCAGGGTGCAAATTTGGTGTATACACGGGTCTGTCTTTTTACAACAGCTATATCAAGCCATATCTTGAGCATATTGATTGCCCGTTTTGGGTTGCAAGATACCCGTCCAGTACGCCTATGATGATTACGGCGGACGCACCGGAAGACAAGAAGCCTGATATTCTTCATGAACTTTACGGATGGCAGTACAGTTCAAAGGGATTTGTAGCTGGTGTTTCCGGATGCGTCGATCTGAATGAACTGTATGTAGCGGTAGACACGGTAAATGTTATGCCGGAGCCAGAAAATACACTTCATAAGGTTGGAGAGGAAATCACGGTTTCTTCTTACTACAAATCTTCCACGGCTGGTATTGGAGATGCGATCATCAAGTATGCTTCCGGAACGATTACACGAATCAAGGCGGGCACGCACAATCCATATTGCTTTTCAAAGAATGGAGTTGCGGTAGGCTGGTGCAACGATGGAGATATTCGATCAACGGATGCTTCTGTGCAGTCTAAAGATAAAAAGATAACGTATACGGTACGACGCGGAGATACGCTTTCAAAGATCGCAAAAGAAAACAATGTAACGGTTGCAAAATTGCAGAAAGATAACGGGATCAAGAACCCAAACAAAATTTATGTAGGGCAGAAAATTTTGATTCAGTAAAAAATCAAGGACGGTAAGGTGTCACAGCCTACCGTCTTTTTATTATGCGTAGAAAGTTGGTGCGGTCATGGCAGATATTGATGAATTACAGATAAAAATTAAGGCTGATTCTGCAAAAGCGAGTGATTCAATTGATAAACTTGCATCAAGTTTGGATAGTCTTGGGAAAAGTCTATCATTTGATACCAGTAAACTTTCAAACATAGCATCTGGAATTAGAAGCATGTCTGACGCGGCAACAGGGTTTAAGGGTGCAAAATCAAAAGAGATTACATCACTTGCCACCGCATTAAGCAAATTCTCAAATGTAGACACATCATCTTTCTATGGTATATCTGCGGCAATGAAAAATCTTGCTGCAGGAATGAAAGATACGAAAACGATTGATGCCAGCGGTATTTTAAATACGGCGGCAGCTCTGTCTAAAATGGGCGGAACTTTGGCTACTGTAGGAACAAGCAATCTAGTTAAAATTAAGGATGACCTTGCTTACTTTGTCAAAGGAATGAACAGCGTAGGGGCACTTAATTTTGATACAACAGGATTGTCAAATCTGATTAAAAGCATTAGCAAACTTGGATTGGCGAATTCTACACAGGCAACAGCCAATTTGCCGCAAATATCAGCGCAACTACAGAATTTTGTGCGCCAGATGAATAAAATCGGCGAACTGAAATTTGATATGACAAACATGAGTAGCCTTGTGACGTCCATATCAAGGTTAGGAAGCGTTGCGAGCGGCAGGGCAGTAAACAACATACCTTTGCTTGCAGATAACCTTAAATACCTGTTTGAGACGCTTTCGAAAGCACCTAACGTAAGCGCAAACATCATCCGGATGACAGAAGCACTTGCCAATTTGGCAAAAACAGGAGCATCATCCGGTAGAGCAGCAACATCTCTCGGAAAAAGTTTGAACATTTTTAGTGGATCTGCGAACAAGGCAAAGAGTAACAGCTTTAGCCTTGCTGCAGCGTTGGGAAAGCTGTACGCATCATACTGGCTGTTGTTTCGTGCTTTTTCAAAGATCAAGGATGCTATCGACATATCATCTTCTTTGACAGAGGTTGAGAACGTTGTACGTACCACATTCGGCAATTATGAGAAGCTGATACAGGACTTTTCAAAAACATCCATACAGGATTTTGGCATGTCAGAGTTGACCGCTAAACAGGTGGCAAGCCGATTCCAAGCTATGGGTACGGCCATGGGATTTTCACAAGGAAAGATGGCTGACATGTCGCTACAGCTTACAAAGCTGACTGCGGATATGGCTTCTTTCTATGATATGGAACAGTCTGACGTTGCAAGAAACCTGCAGGCAGTATTTACCGGAGAGACAGAGCCTTTAAGAAAATATGGTCTTGACCTCACACAGGCTACCCTTAAAGAGTGGGCTATGAAACAGGGACTAGATGCCGACATTTCGTCTATGACGCAGGCAGAAAAGACCATGCTCCGGTATCAGTATGTTATGGCTAATACAGCCGCGGCGCAAGGAGACTTTGCGAGAACAGCAGACACATGGGCAAACCAGATAAGAATACTTAAGCAGTCATTTGAACAGCTTGCGGCTATTATCGGTGGCGCACTTATTAACGCTTTTAAACCGTTTGTGCGAACTCTTAATGCAGTCATGCAGAAAGTTATTGCTTTTGCAACGACAGTAACCAATGCGTTAGGATCAATCTTCGGATGGAAATTTGAGATTTCTGCCGGTGGTTTGGCAGATGATTGGTCTGATGCAGCAGGGAGCGCGGCTGATATAGCAGACAGCACTGGACAGGCAGCGAAGAACGTTGAAAAGATGAATAAGGGCTTAAGAGCCTTTGACGAACTGAATCTGATTACCACTCCGGATAATTCAAGCGGATCTGGTTCTGGTGGTTCCGGCGGTGGTGGTGCATCCGGCGGTGGTGCGTCCGGTGGGCTGGTACAGGTAGATACCATTTTCAAGGACTATGAAAGTCAGATCAGAAGTTTACGTGAACTTGGGGCATATATCAGCGATGCGTTATCAGATGCCATGGAGTCCATTGACTGGGATAGAATTTATTCCAAGGCTAGAAACTTTGGAAAAGGGCTGGCAGATTTCCTTAATGGGCTTATTACACCAAGATTGTTCGGAGATGTCGGCATGACGATTGCAAGTGCGCTGAACACAGCAATTTATACAGCCTTGTCATTTGGAGAAGAATTTGACTGGACAAATCTGGGAGATTCCATTGCCGCAGGAGTGAATCTCTTCTTTGAAACGTTTGATTTTTCGGCACTTGGTAGAACGATCAATACATGGGTTCACGGAATATATGACACTATTACAACAGCAATTGGAAATATCAAGTGGTCAGAAGTATGGGATGGTGTAACGGATTTTTTGAGTGAAATTGATCTTGAGACAATATCTCTTATTATTGGAGCATTTGCACTTAAGTATGCAGGGAAATTTCTTACAGGTAAAATTCTTAAGGAAACGATAGGAAAACTGATTAGTGAGAAGTTTGTGGCGGCGTTTGGACAAGAGTCAGTAAAGTCAATTCTTTCTTATATAGTCCCAATTTCACTTTCCGTTGCAGTTGGGGCGTTAACTTTTACTATTGGAAAAGACAGTATAAAAAAAGATGCAGAAAATCTAGTAAAAGCATATAAGGATGGTGGATTTTTACAATATTTGCAAGAAAGCTTAAAGCAGCTTATAAATCCGTTTGAGTGGATAAATGCATATGGTGGGGGCATTTTGAGTCAAAAAGGAATACTTGATCGTTATTCAGACGGAGTTGACTTAAACATTAAGATGCCGAAAAAAGAAGATTATGCATCTTTAGATGAATACCAAAAGGCACTAAACGATTTTAACAATAATGTACCAGACAGCCTAAAAGTTCCAAGTAGCTTTGATTTAAAAGCATGGATAGATGAGTGGAAACAAATAAATGGTTTAGATAATGTGGACTTAAGAGCAGAAGTTGTTCTTCCAAACTTGAGAGAAAAAATATCTGGGTTTAAAGACGACGTAAAAGAATGGTGGGGATTAGATGTTGAACTACCCGTTCGCAATAAATTAACAACAACTTTAGAGGATGTTTCTTCATGGTGGGAAGATGTAAAGGAATATTGGGGAGAAAAAAAGCTCTCAATACAGACAGAAATAGGAGAAATAAAAGGTAAAATAGAAGAAAAGTGGAATGAAGCATCTGAATACATTCAAGAAAATATTTTGCCTTGGTTTACTAAAGATCATTGGCTTGAAATAGGAAACGGAATAAAAGAAGGTCTTTCGACTAAATGGGAGGAATTCTCTACATGGTGGAGTGACACAGGTATAGCCGTTTGGTGGAACGAGAAAGTTTCTCCATGGTTTACAGTAAATACATGGAAAAATCTTGGAGAAAGCATAAGAAAAGGTCTATCTAAAAAGTGGGAGGAATTTACTGGATGGTGGGAAAACACAGGATTCTATAAGTGGTGGAATCAAGATGTTGCTCCAAAGTTTACAACAGACAAGTGGACATTTAGTGGTATTTCAGATGGATTGAAAAATGCATGGAATAATGCTATAGCCGCTGTAAAACACATATGGAACGGATTTGCAAACTGGATGAACTCAAAGCTTTCTTTTTCGTGGGATGCGGTAAACATTGCTGGAAAGCAGATTGTTGGAGCCGGAAGTATAAATCTTGGAAAGATTCCTACGTTTGCTGCCGGAGGATTTCCAAGCCAGTACAGTATGTTTATGGCGGGAGAAAATGGAAGGGCAGAAATGCTAGGAACCGTCGGAGGAAAAACAGCGGTTGCCGGTGGACAGGAAATTACAGGTATTCGAGATGCAGTGTACAGTACGGCGCAACAGGAAATGGAATTGCTAAGACAGCAAAATCAGTTGCTTCAAGGAATTTTGGAAAAAGAATTTGGGATTACATCCGAGCAGATCGGAAAAAGCGCTCGCAATTATGCAAAAGATTACTTTAACAGAACTGGAAGAGAAGCATATATTTTCTAATGACAAATACCGCCACTTGTGGTAGAATCATTTTATTACAAGTGGCGGGAGGGTAACACATGGCGTTGATTAAATGTCCTGAATGTGGAAAAGAAATTTCAGACAAAGCAGAAATGTGTATCAATTGCGGATTTCCGTTGAAACAACACGAAAACAATGAAATGTCTGCGGGGAAAAGTGAATTTTATAAATCATACGAACAAGAAAACGAAAATGATAGAGGGTGGGAACGCCCAAAAGAGCCAGAGATTACAGGTGTTGGAAAATTATTCTTAAGAAATTCTGTTGAAAGATCTCAAAACACGGGATTTAATGGTATATATAAATATACTTTATTCGGAGAAAAAAAAGAGGTTTACTGTCCAAGATGTGGGAGCGAAAATTGTTCTCATTATACGGAGCAGAAATTTGTACCAGGCAAAACAAAGACAAGATACACTGCAAATCTAAATCCATTTAAACCGTTTACTTTAGTAAATAAAAAGGAAAAGATTTTGAGAAAAGATCAAACATATGAAATAAATAAAATTATATGTAATGATTGTGGCTACACTTTCATATAAATTTGGATTTAATATGTGGAGAATTACGATGGAGAATAGGGAGTCTGAATCAGAACTAAATGAGTGCAAAAAGAAGTTGAATAAAGCACATCAAACGATAGAAGAATTGAAAATTAAGATGACGCAAGATAAAAAGAATTACAAATGGGAAATAAGAGAGTTAAATAAAGAAAAAGATGCATTAAAGGCGCACAATACTGATCTTTTTAATCGGGAGTCAAACGCGCTTATTCGTGCGGACGATTTGGAAAAAGAGAATATTGCATTGAAAAAAGAGAAAAAGAAATTGGAAATAAAAATAGAAAAACTGGAAAAAGAGAACGAAAACTTATTGAAGAAAAAGGATGAATGTACTAGGGATGCAGATTGGGAAAGGCTGGGGAAAGCGGGTATATAAGAGGGAGCGCAGAGATGCGCTTCTTTTTTTGAAAAATATTTCAAAAGGGTATTGACTTTTTGTGGCTCAACTATTATTATTTAATTGTGCCACAGAAAGTGAGGTGTAAAAATGTCTCCACGCACAGGAAGACCTAAAGCATTATCTCCAAAAACGATAGAGGTTAAAGCAAGAATTGATGAAAAAACAAATGATAAGCTTAACCAATACTGTGAAAAACACAACGTCACGAGGACTGATGTTGTAAGAAAAGGGATTGAAAATGTTTTAGAAAATGAAAAAGAGTAGTTACCGCCCTGACAAGCAATATAACTACTCCAATACTCAAGCAACCACCAAAAGCGGTTGATACATGGATTATACCGCTTTTTGGAATGGTTGTCAAACAGCAAACGAAAGGCAGGAAAAATCTATGAGAAACATTGAAGAAATTGTAAGAACGATACTTAATAGTGACGCGCTGATGGAGAAAGTGAATCATGTTGTGGAAATCGAGAGGATGAAGTATAACCGTGGTTGGAGTACCGAAACGGACATTGATAATTTTTCCCCGATTGGTTTTCGCAAAGTGGTAACATCAGCCATGAATTTGCTCGGACTGCCGAACGAATCCGGCGAGGTTGATATTGCCAGTGAAATTCTTAAGGACATTTTCAGAAATGAAATCATAAAAAAGGATGGAACTTATTTGCCGAGCCAAATTGAGCAGTACAGATCGTTGCTTTCTCGGCTCGCAATCGAATGTGATAACGAAAAATTGTTGCGCGGCGTTGTAATATTTATGGCAGATTTGAATGATGAGGACGTAATAGATCACGACGGTATTTACCGCCTTGTAAAGAAAGGCGGTGCAAGATGAAAGAACAGCTGATAACGGAAATCCAGAGCATACAGGACGAAAAATTTTTGCAGTTTATTTTGAACACAATTATTTCATTTAAGCAGAAATGGGGGATTTGCTGATGAACGATATTCAGATTTTTAACAATCCAGAGTTTGGAGATATTAGAACAGTAGTTATTGACAATGAGCCGTGGTTTGTGGGAAAAGACGTAGCGGATATTCTGGGGTACCAAAACGGTAGTAGAGATATTAACCGTCATGTAGACGAAGAGGATAAGCGACTCACCAAAATGGTGAGTCAGGGTCAGAATAGGGATATAACCGTTATCAATGAAAGCGGTCTGTACTCCCTCATTTTTGGTAGCAAACTGGAAAGTGCGAAGAAGTTCAAGAAATGGGTCACATCCGAAGTTCTCCCATCCATTCGTAAGACTGGTACATATATGATGCCTCAGACCACGGACGGGAAGATTGCATTGCTTGCACAGGGGCACACGGAGCTTAAAGCAGAGGTCGACGAAATCAAGGCGGATTTGGAAAGCCTTAAGATGGACTTGCCGATACTTCCGGTGGAAGCCGACCGCATTACGGAAGCTGTCAGAAAGAAAGGCGTTTCAATCATGGGAGGAAAACAGTCGAGCGCATACAGCAATCGTGGATTACGCCAAAAGGTTTACAACAACCTGTATGCTAATCTGAAATACAACTTTGGGGTTCGGTCTTACAAGAGCATCAAGCGTAGCCAGTGTGATAAGGCAGTGCAAGTGATAAATGCTTATCAAACGCCGTATTTTTTGCAGGAACAGATTGACGATGCCAATATGCAACAGAGGTTGGAATTTGATTGACAGATTTCAACATATGGTATAGAATATCAGAAAATAGAATATTTGCTTGTAGTAGAGAGTTCTGGGATAAGTGAAAATCCAGAAAAGCGGTAAATGCGCCGCCCTAAGTTGATTAAGTCCGTAGCAGGTAAAATCGACATAGGGCGGTTTTTTGTTTGAAAATTCATCCGAAAGGATTGAATATATAGTGTGCGACTCCTGTTAGGGTATGTTCCTAACGCGCGCGAATCAGTGAAGATGCTGGTTACTATAAAACGGAATAACAAATGTCAGTGAAGATGCTGGCTACAAATTTGAACGGGCGCGGCTGCTTAAAATGGTGGTCGCGCAATTCCAGTTTTATATATTGGAGGAACATACATGGAATTTGTATCAATTAAAGAAAGCATTGCAAATGATAAAATCACTTCATTGGAAGTTGCTGATATGGTGGGGAAAGAACATAACAAGTTATTGAGAGATGTAAGAGAGTATATAGATCAATTAGATGAGTCCAAGATTGGACACACCGATTTTTTTACAGAATCGGAGTATACAGATAAGGCAAACAGAAAGAAGCCGTGCTATCTGGTTACCAAGAAAGGATGCGAATTTATCGCGCACAAGCTGACCGGAGTAAAAGGTACGGCTTTCACGGCGAAGTATATTAACCGTTTCCATGAGATGGAAGACCAGTTGAAACCAAAAGCACCGCAGACGTATCTGGAAGCACTTAAAGCGTTAGTGGCTGCTGAGGAAGCAAAAGAAGAGTTGCAGGCACAGCTTGATGTATCAAAGGACTGGTATTCTATTAAGCGTGTTGCGGCAATGAACGGTGTGGACTGGAAAACATTTAACTGGCGGAAACTTAAAGAAAAGAGCATCGAACTTGGATATGGCATCAAAAAGATTTTCGATGCAAATTATGGAGAGGTAAACACTTATCACAGGGATGCTTGGGAAGCGGCATATCCGGATTATGAAATTTAGGAGGGATTTTATGAATGGAATCAAGATTACATATGGAAACGCGGAAGTAACTCACACGCCGGAGAAAATTGTGATTAAAGCGCCCAATATCGAAGTAATTACAAAATAGATCAAGAAAAAGAAGCAGCATCTATCAAATTGGTGGTAGGTGCTATTTTTATACTCATTTTTAGGAGAATAGTCATGAAAAAATATAAACCAATAGACTGGAGCAAGTGCCCGGAAAGTCGCACACCAATAGGAAATCCGAATAATTGCGTCGTGGCGGATATTCTGCCGGACGGAAAAACTGAAATCTTATTTTCAAGTGATGATAACGGTATTTATATTTGCAAAACTGAAAAGAAAACTTGATTGGAGGTGTTTGGCATGGCGTACAGCGGATGGCTGTTAAAGATTGGAAATTACACAGTACCAATGTCTTTTATGAAACCGGAGACATATAGCTCATATGTGAATATGCAGGACTTAGATGATTATCCGGATGCCAACGGTTATCTACATAGAAATGCCGTGGAATTAAAGGCGTTAAAAGTTGAGTTTGAAACACGGGCTATGCTTACAAACACGGAATTTAATGCCATTATAAGTAAAATCCGTCAGCAGTTTACTAATGCAACCGGAAGAGCCTGCTATATCACGGCGTATATACCGGAGTATGACGATTATGTAACACAGTATGGTTACATGGCAGATTTTCAACCTACAATATACGGGACTTATGGAGGTCAAATTCATTACAACTCTGTAAGACTGGCATTTATAGGGGGTGTATACGATGGTTGATTACCAATATTCGAGCCTGTTTTTAAAAGACAGCGTAGACAAACAGTTAAACATCGTATCTGATGATGGGAAAATCAATATCACAAACACCGAACTACACCAAGAAAAATTTGAATTGACAGAAAGCTTGTGTTCGGAATCTGAATTAACATTCGGGGCATGTGAAGCCGGGATGATTAAATTCACAGTGTCCAATGTATTCTTGCCAATGAAAGGCAAGTGGTTGACTGCAAAGATGACTCTTGATGGTCACAAAGATAAACCATTCCAAATAGGAAGATACAAGGTTTATTCTGACACACCTACGGCAGATCGGACGTGCCGGGATGTGGTAGCTTACGATGCTTTGTATGATATTTTATCATCTGATGTTACTGATTGGTACAATCAGATACTTCCACAAAAAGATAGCAAGGTAACGCTCAAACAATTCAGAGATAGCTTTTTTAATCATTTTGGAGTGGAACAGGAAGAAGTATCTCTTGTAAATGATGAAATGATTATTGAAAAAACTGTAGAAGTGACAGCATCAAGTAGCGGAAGTTCAGGTACCGCAGAGACAAGCACGATAGGCGAAGCCATGAGCGGAAAAGAGGTTTTGTCTTGTATACTTGAAATTAACGGTTGTATGGGAAATATCGGGCGATATGGAAAGTTTCGCTATGTGTACTTAACACAAGAGATACAGGGGCTTTATCCGGCGAATGATCTTTACCCGGCGGATGATCTTTACCCTAGAAATCCAAAGAGCACCAGCATAAGTAAAAGCCAGTACATTTCAGCACAATATGAAGATTATATTGTCAGAACGATTGACAAACTGCAAATTCGTGAAAAAGAGAATGATATAGGAGTGATTGTAGGTGATGGCGGAAACACTTATGTGATCGAGGGAAATTTCCTTGTTTATGGGAAAGGGACAAAGGAATTAAACGAAATTGGAGAAAAAACGTTATCAAAGATAAAAGGAATTATATACAGACCATTTAGTGCTGACTGCAAAGGAAATCCATGCCTTGAAGCCGGAGATGCGGTACGGCTGGCTACAAAATATGAACTGATCGAGACTTACATCCTAAAGCGCACGCTGAAAGGCATACAGGCTTTGCGTGATGATCTGGAAGCGGACGGGGAAGAGTACCGGACAAGTAAGGTCAACGGAATACAGCGGAGCATATTGCAGCTGAAAGGAAAGAGCAACACGCTGGAACGGTCAATTGAGGAAACAAAGTCGACAATCGTTGATGTGGAAAAGGGCTTGCAATCCCAGATCACACAGACAGCCACAGAAATCCGTTCAGAAGTAAAGAATACCACTGACGGGTTATCATCACGGATTACCCAGAATGCGAGTAGCATTACAGCAGAGGTAAACCGGGCAACAAATGCAGAGGGAACATTATCATCAAAGATAACCCAGACAGCAGAAAGCATTACTGCAGAGGTAAAACGGGCAACAGAAAAAGAGGGACAGCTTGCGGCGGCAATACAAATTAATGCAGAGGGGATCACAAGCAAAGTTTCCCGAGACAGTGTCGTTTCGGAAATTAACCAGTCAGCAGAGGGACTAAAGATTAGAGCTGATTTGTTGGAACTCAGGGGATCTGTGGAGATGACCGGCGGGTATGTGCACATTGACGCGACAGAGAGTACGGACAACTTGGTTGAATTGAAACGGGAAGGCACTCTTGTGCAGATGGGAACAGATGGATTGAAGTCAGTAGCAGATACGAGGGAACTCACAGCCAGCTATTCGGCAGTAGCAGTGCGTGATACATCAGCCAATACGATTGCACAGATGTTGTCGACCGGAAAAGGAATCTCATCCTACGGGTGGGAATCTTATTCGGACAAGCGACTAAAACACGGTATAGAATCTCTTGATCGGGAAAAAAGCGCAGCGCTTATACAGTCTCTGCGTCCGTGCCGCTTTATTTATAACTATGACGCCGCGGGACATTACCGGCATGGTCTGATTGCACAGGAGGTACTGACTGCGATTGGAGATGAAGACTGGGCGATCTGCTCCGAGAATCCAGATCCGGATGGCAATACCTATTATGCGCTTGACAAAACGGAACTGATCGCTGATCTGATCGCTGCAGTACAGTTACAGCAAGAGGCACTAGAAGAATTAAAAAAGAAAGTAGAATGAGAAAATGGTCAATGCAAAAATTCGTGAGTTTGAGAATGACATTATCAATTTTATCAATGCAAGTGTTGATATTCCGATTGAGGTTAAGCATCTGGTACTTAAGGATATTTTGCACCAGGTAGAAGCGGAAGCAAACCGGCACGTTATCGCCGAGTGGGAGCAGATGCAGGAAAATCTTAAAAAGGAGAGTGAGGATCATGAATAAAGCATATAAACGTATCAACTGGGAGAATTACCCGAGCGATGCTACGCCTTTGAATGAAGCGAATCTCAACAATCTGGACAGTGCCACAGATACCATTGACGACCGTGTGATTACGCTTGACACAACCAAGGTAGCAAAAACAGAGGTTGCTACACTTGTATCAGATGTGACATTTGAGGAATCTACTGGAATTATTACCATTACGAAGAAAAATGGCTCTAGGGTTACGATTGACACACAGATGGAGAAAATTGCTGTCAACTTTACTTATAACCCGACTACACAGCAGATTATACTCGCGCTGATTGACGGCACGAAGCAGTACATAGATTTGTCGACGCTGATTACGCAGTATGAGTTTCTTGATACGGATACCGTGGCTTTTACCATTGGCACGGATGGTAAGGTGTCGGCAATCGTGAAAGAAGGAAGCATCGAGGAAAAACACTTAGAGCCAAATTATCTTGCCAAGATTAAGGTGGAAGCGGCAAAGGCAGAAACAAGCCAGGCAGATGCGGCGGCGAGTGCAACCAAGGCGGAGAGTTACGCCGTCGGAGGTACTGGAAGCCGGGAGGGAGAGGACACGGATAACGCGGCGTATTACTACCGGCAGGCGAAAAGCATATCAGAATCTTTTGCAGGAGCATTGCGTCCGATGGGTACCGTTGCGTTTGCCAACTTACCCGCATTAACCGATGCGACTGCCGGGGATATGTACAATATTTCTGACGAATTTACGACCACGGACGATTTCAAGGAGGGATCCGGCAATGCAGTTCCTGCCGGTGCAAATATCTACAAGACATCAGACGGCAAGTGGGATGTGCTGGCGGGCACCCCGGTGACGGGTGTTAAGGGGGCAAAGGAGAATGTCTACCGCCGTGGGAATGTAAGTCTGTCGGCGGCAAACATTGGGGCAGTAGCGACAGGGGGAGATACAGCGAGCAATGTCGCATCATTTACGAGCAGTGATGATGAAACAGCGTCATCGTGGACAAGCGTTGTTACATTGACAAGTGGCGAAAAACATTCGTCCATTTTTGCCAAGGTATCGCAGATGTTTAAAAACGTGCGGTATCTGTATAAGATGCTTGGAACTACGGATATTTCCGGTATCGGCGGCGGAACCGTAACCGGGGCGATTGTATCGCAAAATATAATTCTGGGAACTAAAGGAGGAAGTATTGGATATGCATCTGATTGTTCTCTTGAAAGTGCAGTTAATCAATTTATTAGTGATATGGCACCGTATGTTCCGTATCTGATACATGGGGACAATATCGGTGGGGTTCCAGTAGATGGTACGCCTAATGATGTCACCATTGAAGTAATTGTATTGAATAAATTAACAAATGCATATCGGATCGTTCTCTACAATAATAAGGGAACTGATATACATACTATTTGCCGAATTGACGGTGGCTGGAAATCCTGGGTGCAAATAGCTTAACAGGATTTAGGTTGGCACAAACCTGCATAAGCAGTGTTTTATATCTGTTCAAAACCCAGACGTTTTTGTTGACCCAAAGTGACAAATCAGACGATTTATGTCGAAACTTGCGAACGAAATGATTTGAATAATGCTGGCAAAATTTGTAAAATAAAATTGTCCGATAAGGGCACTTCAAGTTCTGGAGAGAGGGCGATGTTTGGCGATTCATTGCCCTCTCAAATGTTACTGGCAAATAATGGTAATTTTTTTGTGTGGGGTTGACTGCAAAGAACATACGTTCTATAATGACATTAACATTATCGGTTGCAGAGATTGGAGGAGAATAAGATGGGGGAAAATGAGTGCAATGAGGAAACAGCGTTTTACAAGGAAAAAATAACTGAAATGGTCGTTAAGTGCGACAACGAGCGATTTTTGAAATTTTTATATAACACAATACTTTCATTCAAAAAAAAGTGGGGCATTTAGTGCCCCTCTTTTTCATGCCAATAGGTTATATTGTCAAATATAGTCTGTCTATGTTCTTTGCTAAGTTTCATTAGCATTTTTAAGTTATCCAGCAATTCACTATCTGACATAAGGTCTGGAAGAATATCTGGTGCGTTTTCTAAATTATCTTCCCAACCCATTAAATAAGATGGAGAAACTTCAAGAACTTTCCCAATAATTTCTATTTTATCACTTGGAATATTAGTAATAATGTTGTTTTCATATTTATATAGTGTTTGCTTTGAAACTTTTATTTTCTCTGCAAGCTCTACTTGTGAAATACCTAAAAGCTCTCTCTGCTTTTTTATCCTATCTCCGATTGTCATTTGAGTTTTCCTCCTTTCCTATTGGTAACTTTATTATAACACAAAAAAGTTACTCGTCAAGAAAAAAATAACTTGACAAGTTACCAAAATGGAATATAATAAAAGTAACTTCAAAAGTTACGAAGTTAGAAAGGAGTAGTCAGATGGTTGATACAAACAAACTTCGCGGCGTTATTGCTGAAAATGGCAAAACACAGGCTGATGTTGCGGAAATGATTGGAGTTACGCCAAAAACATTTTATATGAGAATGAGTAAGGGCGTTTTTGGAAGCGACGAAATTCAGGTTATGATTGATAACCTTCACATCCAAAATCCAATGGATATTTTTTTTGCAAAGAAAGTAACTTAAGAAGTTACTAGAAAGGAGATGTAAAAAACATTGGAAAAATCAAGATATTCTGTTTTGGATTCATCTGGAAAAGCAACGATTGTTGAGCGTAAAGACGGAAGATATATTGACATTGAAGAAATGGCGCAGCATGTCGCATTTAATGTTTTGGACGATTACAGCAAAATTCTTAATGGCGAAAAGAAAATTGATGAGACAAACATTAGATTGTCTATCAATGTTCTCAACGCCGTTGCTCCGTTAGCAAAATATTTTAGAACGGGCTGTGCCTACGGAAAGGATTAGTAGATGCAGATACTTTTGCTAAAGTTGGTTCTTCTTCCGAAATTTCTTCATTGATTTCTTCGCAGTATTGGTCGTACTTGATTTTGAAATCATTGAAAGAACCGTTATATCCACAGATTTTAGCAATAGCGTAGGCAGATACATATTCATCGTTCAAAATTACACCTCCCTTATTTGATGATAAGGGAATTATAACATAGAAAGGAGAAGAATGTTGCATAGCATTGAAGAATTAAAAGATACCCTCTACCAGCAAATCGAAACGCTGGCAGAGGAAAGTAAGAAAACATCAGATACGGAAACAAAAATTCGCATTGCAGGCGAAATCGACCGTATCGCTGAAACGATTATTAGTATTGATGATGATTAAACATCGATTATAGTACAGAAAGGAGTTGGATGGAATGGACGAGTTAGTGAAAGTCAATTTTGATACACAGACAGTATCGGCAAGAGAACTGCACGAGCAGTTACATATTAAAACCGCATTCAAAGATTGGTTCCCGAGAATGTGTGAATATGGCTTTGAAGAGGGTAAAGACTTTTGCTCAAAATTGAGCGAAACCTCCGAAAAGGGCGGTAGACCATCAAAGGATGCTGATATTTCTGTAGACATGGCAAAGCAGATTTGCATGATACAGAGAACACCAGAGGGTAAAGCAGTCCGCCAGTACCTTATCGACTTGGAAAAGGCGTGGAACACACCAGAGCAGGTATTTGCCAGAGCGTTAAAGATGGCTGATGAGAAAATCAACAGCCTTAAGGAAATCAACACCAGTCTGATTGCTGAAAATCAGAGGATGAAACCGAAAGAAATCTTTGCCGATGCAGTGGCAACAAGTCACACATCAATTCTTATCGGAGACTTGGCAAAGCTGATCTGCCAGAACGGCTATCAGATAGGGCAGAAGCGGTTGTTTGAGTGGTTGCGTGAGAATAACTTCCTTATTAAAAACGGTTCATCAAAGAATATGCCGCAGCAGAGATATGTTGAACAGGGATTATTCGAGGTAAAGGAAAGCAACGTGCAGAACCCGGATGGTTCTGTAAGAATTACGAGGACAACCAAAGTAACAGGGAAAGGGCAAATATATTTTGTCAACAAATTCTTGAACAGAGGTTATTTTTATGAAAAATAGAACGGAAAACTGGTAGCTTCCAATAACTCATATGGAATTGGAAAGATTAACAGGAGGAATTCATGGATAAACAAACGAACATTGCTTTAAGAAAAACGTTAGATCAGATCGGCGCAAGCCATTCGCTCAAAGGATACACATACACAATTAGAGCGATAGAGAAATGTCTGGACGACAGGGATGCGCTTAGATGTGTTATGAAGGAAATTTATGCAAAAATCGCAGAAGAGAACGGAACTACCACATCTAAAGTAGAAAGAAACATCCGGAACTTAATAGAGGTCACATGGATAAATGGCAATGTGAATGCGATCAATGAGATTTTTGGTTATACTGTTTCGCCGAAAAAGGGGAAGCCAACCAATTCAGAATTTATTGCGGTAATAACAGATTTTGTGTCCTTGCACGGACAGGAAATTGAAAGTGATTCTTATAAGTGGCGGGAGTGAAGTGCGGATGAAGAAGTTGGCAAGGGTGATTGAATTTGTAGGCGCGGCGATCTTTTTTCTTTGTATGTGTGCGGATGCAACGGAAAATCCTATTGTAGCGATACCGACCATAATCAGCTTACTTTTATTGTATGCCGGATCAAGAATTGAAGGAGGATGGCAGGATGCGGAAGAGATTGTCGAAGATCATGATTATTATGTTGATGGTGATGACACTGACGATGGTATTACCTACATTACATACGACAGCAACGGAACCGAGCGATACATGGATTTCAAATGAGTACCTTCCTTATATAAAAGAGATTTCAAACGAATATCATATTTGCCCGGAAATGGTAATGGCAATCATCGAGCATGAAAGCAGTGGACAAGCCGATGTGGAGAATGGTGGATGCAAAGGTCTCATGCAAATTTATGAAAAATATCACAGAGACCGGATGGAACGTCTTGGAGTAGAAGATCTCTATGATCCGTATGGGAATATTCTCGTTGGATGCGATTATTTGGCGGAGTTGTTTGAAAAATATGAGGGAGACATGAGTACAGTTCTTATGATCTATAGCGGAAAATCAGATGCGTTGACCAGAACATACGAGAATCGCACTGAATATGCCAAAAGCATAATGAACAGGACGGTTGAACTTGAAAGACTTCATGAAGAAACGGAATCAGACTTTGGAGAGGGTCTATAAACACTACTACATTATAATACGAGGAGAATTTCAAATATGAATAAAGAAACAATGGAAAACAACAAAGTGGAACTGGCAGGCGTGATTATTTCAGAGCCGGAGTTTATGTATGAATCATACGGAGAGAATTTTTACAAAATGTCTCTTGGAGTAAAAAGAAAGAGTGGCGCCGTAGACGAGATCCCATTAACCATTTCAGAAAGACTGTTTGACATGGAGGACAGATATTCAGGAATGGCGGTAAGGGTTTCTGGAAGTTATCGATCATTCAACAAACAGGAAGGTACCAGACGCCGGTTGATCTTATCCGTGTTTGTTTGTGACATCGAGGCGATTGACTCAAAAGATGCGAATATTGACAAGAATTGCATTACGATCAATGGATATGTTTGCAAAGAGCCGAATTACAGAGAGACACCACTTGGCCGCGAGATCACAGACATGCTGATTGCAGTAAACAGAGATTATGGGAAATCTGATTACATTCCGTGCATTGCCTGGGGAAGAAATGCAAGATTTGCAGGCGGATTTAAAATCGGGACCCGTGTTAAGTTGATTGGCAGAATCCAGAGCCGAGAATACGACAAGAAGATTTCTGACACGGAGTTTGAGAAGAAAGTGGCTTATGATGTTTCCGTAAGCAAATGTGATGTGATTGAGGAGGGGAAAAATGAAAATAACAATTAAGAGTATTCACATCGAGAATTTCAAGGGAATCAAGATGCTTGACGTGACTTTCTCGGGCAAAACGAAGATCAGCGGACAGAACGCCGCAGGAAAGACAACTATCTTTGATGCGTTTACATGGCTTCTGTTTAATAAGAACAGTGCCGGAGAGGAAAAATTCAATGTGAGACCATTGGATAAGGACGGACACCGCATTGATAACGTGGAAATCAAGGTTGTGGGAGTTATTGAAGTTGATGGCAAGGAAGTGGAACTTTCCAAGGTCCAGAAGCAGAATTGGGTAAAGAAGCGTGGAACCGACACCGTTACTTTACAAGGCAATGTCAATTCATTTGAGATTGACGGATATCCGAAGAGTGAAGCTGATTTCAAAGCCTATGTTTCAAATCTGGCACAGAGCGAGGATATGTTTAAGATGCTGACCAATCCACAGTATTTTTCTTCTCTGAAATGGAAAGATCAGCGAGATATTCTGATGAAACTTACGACAGAGGTTTCAGATGTGGAGTTGGCAAAAGAAATGTTCGATGAAAATGCTTATGCTGAAAGTTTGATTGAAGAACTTGAGAAAGCACCGTCAACGGATGATATTCGTGCCAAGTTTTCCAAGGCTTTGAGCGAGTGGAAGAAGAAACAGGCTGAAATTCCGGTACGTATTGATGAAGCAGAAAAATCCAAGATTGATGTGGATGTGGCAGAACAGGAGCTTGCAAAGACTGATCTGACAAGAAGAATCGCTGAATGTGATAAGAAGATTGAGAATGCCGGTAGCGCATTGGGCGATTTAAGAAGTAAGGAAATGCAGTTACAGTTTGACATGTCTGGCATGGAACAGACGATGAATCGCGAGTTATCAAACAAAAGAAGCATCATGGATGCTGAATTGCGTGATTGTAAAAATGAGTTAGAACATTTTGCGGTTACGATTTCTTTGAAAGAGAAACAGATTTCTGATAACGAAAAAACTATCACTGATGCGGATGCAGAGCGGAAGAAACTGGGCGAGCAGTACAATGCCGAGAAAGCCAAGGCGTTTGATGAAACACCATATCTGTTTGATGAATCCAAGTGGGTATTTGACGAATCTACAACGATTTGTTCCTTATGTGGTCAGAAGTTACCGGCTGATAAGATTGAGCAGTTAAAGGCTGATTTTGAAGAAAGAAAGACAAAAGCCAAGGCAGATGCAAAGCGGAAACTAAATGATTCAAAAAGTGACTTTATTACCCAGAAAGAATCCAACTTGGAAGAAATCAAGGCATATGGGTTTGCGAAGAAAAATCTTATCGAGGAACTGACAAAGAAAAATGCTGATCTGCAAATGGAAATAGATTCCTTAAAGAAACAGGAGCAGGGGACTTTTACGAATAAAGAGGAACTTTGCAAACTGTTATCTGAGATACCAGAAGAAGCTGATTATTCGCAGAATGAAGAATATGTGAAGCTGAAAGCAGAGCATGACAAGATTCTTGCTGATATTGCAAAGCTTGAATCCGAGGGCGCATACAAGGTTGTTACTGATTTGAAAGCCGAGAAAACCAATCTGCAGGCACAGCTTGATGAAGTGAACAAGGTTATTGCGCAGGCGGCTAACAACATTATGATTGATGATCGTATCGAAACGCTTCGCGACGAGCAGAAAGAAATCGGGCAGAAAGTTGCCGACCAGGAGCAGATGCTTTACCTCTTGGAAGAGTTCATCCGCTTCAAGCTGAATAAGGTTTCTGAATCTATCAACAGCCATTTCAAGACCGTAAATTTCAAACTCTTTGAAATGCAGTTGAATGGTGGTATGAAAGATTGCTGTGAGTGCACCGTAAATGGAGTGCCGTATTCGACTTTGAATAGCGGTCACAGAATTGTAGCCGGACTTGATATTATCCGTTCTCTTAGCGAGTTATATGGCGTTATCGTGCCGATTTTTGTGGATAACGCAGAGAGCTTAAATGATTTCAATGTGCCGGATATGGATGCACAGTTAATCCTTTTGAGTGTATCAGCGGACAAGCAGTTGAAAGTGGAGGGTGTTTAAATGGGAGAAGTTATCAAATCTTACAAAGGATTTAACAAAAATATGACTTGTCGTGGCTTTCAGTACGAAGAAGGAAAAGAGTATGAGGAAGAAATCGTAGAAGTTTGCGATCATGGATTTCACGCTTGCGAGTATCCGCTTGATTGCTTGAATTATTATTATCCAAATGAAAGCGTATACCACGAGGTAGAGCAGAGCGGAGAAATCCAGAAACATAATGATGATACTAAGGTAGCATCTACAAAAATTAAGATCGGAGCAGAAATTAGCATTGCGGGTCTTGTTAAAGCTGCAATCGAATATACAGTAAAACGTGTAAAAAAGGACGCTGAAAGCGATGAAAAGCATGGAGCATCCTCGGCAACCGGCACCTGTGGAGCATCCTCGGCAACCGGAGACTATGGAGCATCCTCGGCAACCGGCACCTGTGGAGCATCCTCGGCAACCGGATACAAGGGAGCATCCTCGGCAACCGGAGACTATGGAGCATCCTCGGCAACCGGAGACTATGGAGCATCCTCGGCAACCGGATACAAGGGAGCATCCTCGGCAACCGGCACCTGTGGAGCATCCTCGGCAACCGGATACTTTGGAGCATCCTCGGCAGAAGACAAGGATGTAGTAGCTGTTGCTTGGGGTTACAAATCAAAAGCCAAGGGCGTTCTTGGGGCATTTCTTGTTTTTGCAGACTGGGAATACACTGGCTCAAAAGATAATCCGGAATATGACAGAAATAACCAGAGTGCATGGGTTCTTAACGGTGCAAAGATGGTGCAGGTAAACGGTGACGATATCAAGCCGGATACTTGGTATACGATTGAAAATGGAGAGATTGAGGAGGTATCAGAATGAGAAAAAAGATTGCAAGTGTTTTAGCAATTATTCTGCTGGCGTTAAGCCTTGCAGGATGCGATATTGCTTCTTTGGATAGCAGCATAAATGACATTAAAGGTCAGCTTGTTGGTAATTCGTTTGAGTGCCAGTTTTATGACAACTGCGGAGAAAGATTTTTGACGGCAAGCGGAACAAAAATCGGATTGACAGGTAATGTTATTGAAGAAAGCAAAATCGATTCTACCGACGGTTCTTCATCAATTGAGTACAGTTTATCATCTGTTGTGACAATCAATATTGATGGAAAACAGATACAGAGTTGCGGAGACACCATTATATTTTCTGAAAGTGGCTTGATGCCTGATGCGGAGTTTCAGTTATCAGATATTCAGAGCAAAACAGGGGGAAGTTTTTCGGAAAATACGGCTATTTCTGGAATTGTAAACGAGTACAAAAACTTTTTTGGAAAAGGACAGGTAGTTGTAATCCAAAGCCAGTTAGGTGTCCCAATTTGCGCATACTCCGGAGACGATGTGTATTGGGAGGTCAGAAACGATTTGCCGAAAACAACGAAACTCATGATTGACGGAAAGGCTTTGTATATCCATAGAGCAAATTTCCAGATTATTGACAAGGAATTGATTGAGTAGGAGGTATCAGAATGAATTACATAAAAGCAAAATATCCAAACCAGAGCCGGTCATATATATTTGCTACATCAAACGATGTAAAAGCCGGAGACATGGTTTTAAATGACAAAGGCGCAAAGCTGAAAGTTACGGATGAAACCGTGGATATGAAGTGGGTAGAGACCTACGGTGCTGATAAGGTGGAAGTTGTGAAGAAATATGAGGAACAGGAAAGCGGTGGTGACGATGAGAGTTAATCCATGTAGATATTGTGCATTGTCTATAAACCTTAACGGAAAGCATTGTTCAAGGTATTCTTCCGAAGAGTGCGCAAAATGTGAGAACATTCAAAAACACAGGGAATATCTTTTGAGTCAGCGAAAATTCGCAGAGGGTGAGCAGATTACAAGCATTGAGGAACTTTTAAAACAGGAATGGGTAATGTGGTATCACAGTACAAAGCACATAGAGGTTTTCAAGAATATGCAACTCAATCTTGTTTTGAAATTTCTTAAAAATGGAGCATTTAAAAAAGCAATAAGGAAAGAAAGTGAGGAAAAATAATTATGGCAGAGAACACAGCAGTAGCAAAGACAGACGAAAAGACAGAGGTTGCACACAGCAACAACAAGGTTACAGACTATAGCCTTGGAATTTTTGGAACATCAGATAATTTCATTATGGCTATGCAGATGGCAAAGGCGTTGGCGAGTTCAACTATCGTTCCGGCAACATTCCAGAAGAACGATGCAAACTGTCTGATTGCTATTGAGCAGGCGCAGAGACTGCGAGTAAGCCCACTGATGGTTATGCAGAATCTGTATGTAATTCAGGGGAGACCGTCTTGGAGCTCAAAGTTTCTGATTGCGGCAATCAATAATTCCGGCAAATTCGATAAGGAATTACAGTTCGAGGAAACCAAAGATAAGGATGGAAAGCCTTATTCGTGTCTTGCTTGGACTACGAAAAATGGTCGTAGAGTTGAGGGTATGACCGTGGACATGGAAATGGCTAAAGCCGAGGGATGGCTTGGTAAGAACGGTAGTAAGTGGAAAACCATGCCACAGTTAATGCTTCGTTACAGAGCGGCATCTTTCTTCTCAAGTCTGAATTGCCCGGAATTGACGATGGGTCTTTATACAAAAGAAGAAATGCAGGACAACGATTTCAAGGAATATCCGATGGAAGATTTGCAGGAACAGGTTAAACATGAAATATCTGAGAACGCTAATACAGAGGATTTCCCTGTTGAGCCGGAAGTTGCAGAAACTGTGGAAGAGCCAAAGATGGAAGAGACAGAAGTTGCAGATGATGATGACGTGCCGGATTTCTTGAAGTAGGAGGTTATATGAGAATTATTTCGCAGGACGGCACGATTGATTTGCCGTATGAACAGGTAATTATTACGAGAAACGATAAAAGCATTTACTTAATGGAACATCTTACTGAGGACGTTGAAATTGCTAAATATTCCACGGAAGAAAAAGCAAAAGAAGCCATGGAAGAATTAAGAATGTCTTATATGTGCCATAATCTTGTAAAGATGGGGCAGACACCGCCAGATGGAATTGACGAAAAACTTACTATGGGTTTGAGTGGAGTATTTCACTTTCCTGCAGAGGAAGAATTGGAGTAGCATATGGAAGTTATATCATTTTTAGAATCCGTACAGAAAGGCATGGAAGATAACATTTACAACTTTTGCAAAGATGGGAAATGTAGCCAATGCGGTAACTGCTGTTCCAATCTTTTACCAATGAGCAGAAAAGAAGTAGATACCATTCACAGATATATCCGTAAGAACCATATCAAAGAGTGTAGGCACCTGCTTCCTACTGTGAATCGACCATATGATATGACATGCCCTTTTCTTGATACGGACAAGAGTTGTGAGAAATGCAGAATCTATCCGGTACGACCGGAAATCTGCAAACAGTTCATTTGCGACAATGAGCAGAGAGCAAAGCACAATAGGACATTGTTGGGACATACGAGACAGATTATTGATGTGAGGAGTGAGTTCTTTAATGAAACTTAAAGCCTTAGGCTCTGGTTCATCCGGTAATTGCTACATACTGGAAAATGAAAGCGAAGCGTTAATTATTGAAGCAGGGTTGCCGTTTATGGAAGTTAAGAAAGCACTGGATTTCAATGTGATGAAAATTAAGGCTGTGATTACTACCCATTTCCATACTGACCATAGTCTTTATAGCTTACAATATGTGCAAGCTGGCATTCCTGTTTTTGAACCATGCAGACCGCCGATAAAAGATTCTGAAATGCGTTTTAGAAAAGGAAATTTTGACATAAGAGCATTTGAAAACCGTGACAAGTCTGGAAGATGGCTACATAACAACGGAGACGGTTCAGAGTGCCCGTGCGTTGGGTTTTACATTACGCATCCAGAGATGGGAAGCCTTGTGTATGCAACAGACACGGAATACGTCAGATGGAGATTTAATGGTGTTAATCACATCATGGTGGAAGCCAACTATGATATGCAGTTCGTTGACAGGGACGAGCCAAACTACGAACACCGCCTACGAGGTCACATGAGCCTTGATACGGCACTTAAATTTATTTCTACTAACGATAACCCGGCATTAAGAAATGTCGTTCTAATTCACTTATCAGATAAAAGCGGAGATCCCGCACTATTCAAACAAAAGACAGAAGAAACAGTTAAATATGGATCAGATGTTTACGTGGCGGAACGTGGATTAGAGGTCGATATGAACCTTTACCCGTTTTAAGGAAGCGAGGAATAAGTGAATGAATAAAGTGATTTTAATGGGAAGATGCACCAAAGACCCGGAAGTAAGATGGTCGCAGGGCGAGAAGTCAACAGCTATCGGTAGAATTACTCTGGCGGTTGACCGGAAATTTAAGCAGGATGGACAGCCAACGGCAGATTTTATCAATTGTCTTGCGTTTGGTAAAAGAGCAGAGTTTCTTGAAAAATATTGCAAAAAGGGAACAAAGCTTGTAATTGAAGGAAGCTGGCAGACCGGAAGTTACACCAACAAAGACGGTAATAAGGTGTACACCAATGAGTGTTTGATCGAAAGCTGTGAATTTGCAGAGAGCAAACAGGCTTCGCAGGACAACGGAAGTTACAAACCGCAGCCTATGACAGATTCGGATGGTTTTATGACTATTCCAGATGGAATTGAGGAAGAGTTGCCTTTTACATAAAAACTGATCTGGATAAGCTAATACAGTAAGAAGGGAGATATGTATGTTATTGATCGAGGACAAAGGTCAGAAAGAGGGTCAGCACATACTTAAGAATCGCTATTTTGATCGTAATGACATAGAGGTGCTACGAGCACCTCTTCCAGTTGGAGATTATGTTATCGCGGAAGGAACCGTTCTTGACGTTATAAGACGAAAGTCAGCAAGAAAGATGGAAGTTAAGAAGATGGATTTTATTGGAAGCTACAAGGTTGCTGTAGATACTAAGAAGGACATGCAGGAGATTACGGGAAACGTCTGCGGAAAACAGCATCCAAGGTTCCGGGACGAGTGTATTTTGGCGCAGAACAACAATATAGCACTGTATGTTTTGGTTGAGAACATGGATGGAATAAAAACTATTGAAGACGTTTTTCATTGGCACAATCCAAGGCTTGAGAGATACAACAAGATAAAGTACATGCATGGTATTGGAAAGTGGTTGAATGTACCTCTTCCAAAGGCACCGCCAACAAGCGGGGAAGTCCTTGGAAAAGCAATGCTGACAATGCAGCTTAAGTACGGCGTGGAATTTGTTTTTTGCAGACCGGAAGATGCAGGATCGCGTGTCATTGAGCTTTTGAAAACAGAAAAGTGATAATTTTTTGGAACTTGAAGGAGATATTATGGCAAGTAAGCGGATGTTTCGCATAGATTTAGTGACGTCAGATGCTTTTCTTGACATGCCGCTCACAGCGCAGGGGTTGTTTTTTCATTTATGCATACGGGCAGATGACGACGGTTTTGTTGACTGCGCCAATAAAACAGTAAGAGAGTGCCAGGCTTCAAAGGAAGACTTGCAAATTCTCATTGACAAACATTATGTTCTTACTTTTCCAGGATCTAATGTTATTGTCATAAAACATTGGAAATTACATAACTGCATTCAAAAAGACCGTTATAAGCCAACCAATTATGCAGAAGAAAAATCAATGCTTTATACGAAAAGAAATGGCGCATACACATTTGATGCTTCAAAAAATTTTTCCGGAGTGAATGCAATAAGAAGCGCAGGAAGCTCGCCGGGGAAAGAAGTGGAAGCGTGCATACCGTCATTGGCGGAAGTGGCTGATTATTGCCGTAAGAGGAAGAATGGTGTTAGCGCAGAATCATTTATTGATTACTACAAATCAATAGGTTGGAAACGTAATGGAGAAATAATAACCGACTGGAAAGCCGCATTAAGGAGTTGGGAGAAGCAGGAGAAAGAGAGTAACCCAAGATCAAAAAACAAATTTAATAACTTTCATCAGAGATCTTATGACTATGATGAATTAGAAAAAACTTTGGCGGAAACAAATGTTATGGAAGGGCGTGATAAGAAATGATGGAGATGGGCGAATGCGAAATTTGCAACAGGTACCGACATGCAAAGCATAAAGGTGAACAGTTGGAGATTCTTGCGGAACTAAACGACGTCCCAAGGCACAAAATTATTGGGATTTTATTGGAAAACGGAGAAAATGTAAAACTTCCAATAAGAACAAGGGGAAGAAAACGCAATACGGATTTTACAGAAAAAGAATACCAGAAAGCATTACTTAATAGGCTCGATGAATTGGATGGTCAAATTTCTGATCGTGAAAATGAATTCAAAGATATATGCACAGTCCTTTTTGGAACTCGATTCGATTGAGATGAAAAGAAAGGAGAACTGATTCATGAGAAATAAAGATGAAGAACTTAGGCGAGAGGGAATGGCATATGCTCTGCGAATTGCAAAGGAGAAGGGAATTGACTCTCTGGAAGAAGAGTGCCGCTTTCGCGGCGCAACAAAATTACCACTTGCGCTACCAAAGAATGCAATAGATGAATGCGTCAGCAAGATTAAATTAAATACCATAGACACGGTAACGATTTTGTCTGCAATGGTTTTGCACGATGAGTTTGACTTTGGTAAAAGCCGCATACAGAGATTTGTTGATCGCTTCAATAAAAAGGCAGAATGCATCATGGATGATTATGCTACATGGGAAGATCAGATACAGATCTTGAAAGAAGAGTGTGGGTTGGATTTTAAAATTCGCAGAAATGACACTGATGTGAAAGTGAGATAAAGGTATGAAAGAAAAAACGCGCAACGATAGCGGCGACGCGCTTAAGAGATTCAGAGAGGTGCCGTATCAGCTACGGTGCGGAAAGGAGCAGGGAAATGATTGAATGCATGAGAACAGTAGCGAGAAAGCCGGGGTTTGTGCAGTGGATTCCGGTAAGTGAGAGACTTCCGAAGAGCGGAGAATACATATTGCTGTCATTTGAAAACTTCTCTTTGCCTGTAGTTGGCAGATATGAGGGAAATAAAGATGAGGGTGGCAACTTCTATGTAGGGGATGACACGGAAACGTGCCTTGAGGAAGAGTTGATAGTGATTGCGTGGATGCCACTGCCGGAACCGTATAGAGAGTGAGGGAAAATAATGGCAAAAAGAAATGTGTTACATATCAGTAAGTTGGAAGATCTAAAGAAATGGATGGTTAAGGATGGATGGGAATTGCTTCAGCTTTCCAACAATCCTTATGAGGTATTAAGAGCCAGGAAAGCCGGAAGACCGAATCCGCTGATTATCTATTCCGGGAAAAGTAGTGAACATCTCTCTTTTGCAGACAGGGATATGCCTGTAATTGGGGCGTTTCTTAGAGATCAGAAGAAACCACAAACCAATGCAGACCGGATCCGGAGCATGACGGATGAGGAACTGGCAAAATGGTTTGATGCTGTGACGAAAGACGTACTTGGTGGAAGCACTTGGAATAAAAAAGGATGGCTTAAATGGCTTCGGGCAGAAAGCGAGGGATAGTATGGAGAGATTAACGACAAATAAAAGCGTATCTGATATGTCAATGGTTGAGCTGGCACATAACAGTTGCTATGTAGACAGCGAAGGTAATGCCAGATATAGAGATTATGAGATGGAAATGGATGCACGAGATTTCGCCAGAAACCTCATGGTCACATTGACAAAAGATGAGTTGCCAGTAGATGATACAGAGTTTGACGAGGAAATACTGGACAATTTAACAATAGACCCATTTTCAGATGTCCGTGGTCTGATTGCCGTGTTCTACCGTAATATGTGGGCAATGGCAGACTTAAGAGAAAAGCTGAAACGCGATGAGGATGCCGAGGAGCAGGGATTGCTTCTGCGGTTGAAGGTGGGAGATACCGTATGGGTAGTTACTTCTCCGTTTAATGTGTTTGATGACATTGAATATGATGAAAATATGAAAGATGAAGTGTATGAAGCTTTTATTTCTAGTGTAACTTTCTATGAATGCGGGGAGCAATATAGAATTTATGCAAAAGCAACAAATCACTTTATCGGAGCGTATTTTAGAAAATGCGATTTTGGGAAAACCGTATTCCTTACAAAAGAGGAAGCCGAAGCCAAGCTGAAAGAAATGGAGGGCGCAAATGGAGAGTAGATATTTATATCGCGGAAAGCGGATTGATAACGGCAAGTGGGTGGAAGGTAGTCTTGTTACCGGAGTATTTTTTCGGTTAGGACAGGAAATCCCGTACATGTTTTGCCCTAATCTTGCGATTATGATTGCTTTGAGGATTTTTCGGAAGAAAATGGGATATTTGAGGTAGACCCATCCACTATCTGCCAGTGCACCGGACTTAAGGACAAGCGCGGTAAGCTGATTTGGGAGAATGACATTATTAAAAATGATAAAGGCAATCTTTACAAAGCATTTTGGCAAGACGATCATTATCAATTTTCGTGGGTGTGCGTTAAATCGGAAAAATTGCCTATTGGTGCTAAATGGAATTTTGATTGTTTTAGAGGATATGAGATAGAGATCGCCGGAAATGCGTTTGACAACCCGGAACTGTTGGAGTGAATTGTTTCCAAAATGGAAATAGTTGAAAGGAGAAGACATGACAGAGAATGAAGCAATCGAAAGAATCAAGTACCGGATGCATACGGCGGAGCATGTAGCCGGGGAATGCGGAATGGAAGATCTGGAAATGGCGATAAAGGCACTGGAAGAGGTGCAGCGCTGGCACACATCAGAAATCAACCCTAATATTAAAAACGAATTTGCAAACACCTCTACACAGATCTGCCACAACTGCGACCACAAAGATGAATACATCGAGGAACTGGAAGCAGAAGTGGAAGAGTACCGCACAATCGGTACACCGGAAGAATGCCGTAAATCATTGGAAATCTGCAAAGCTATGGTTGAACGTAATATAACACCAGATGATATGGAAAATTATATGAAGTTTGAGGATGAATGCATAAAGCAGGGATTTACACTTGACAGCATTCTGAAATCCAGAGAGAAGCAGACGGCAAAGAAAATAGAAATCTTTAATGGACAGGCATCTTGCCCTAACTGTAAGCACTTTTTTGGAGAAATGAATGTTATTAGGAGTCTGATAGCATGGAACATGCCATATTGCAAACATTGTGGTCAGAAATTAGATTGGAGTGATGAAGAATGAGTGCGATATGGTTCATAGTTCTGTTTTTAGCTTGGGAAAATGGAGTTGAAATTGATGATGCGTCATATTTGATGTTTGCAATTTTTTATGTCGGAGATTGCATTTTAATGCAGAACAGGAGGGCAAACGATGAGACTGATTGATGCGGATGCACTAAAGAAAGATTTAAAATCGGTTACTTTAAGCAATGGAACTTTAGTAAATACAAATGCAGTATTGTATTTACTAGAAGAATATCCGACGGCTTATGATGTAGACAAGGTTGTGGAACAGTTGGGAAAATTAAAGAAAGCAGAGCAGGACAGACCAGATGATTGCGACGAGGACGGATGCGGAGACG